GTGACATCGACGCCACCGTTGCCGATAATGGCTTTCCCGCTCGTCAGCGTCCCAGTGTTGGTGACGGTGCCGGTGCCCGCCGAGCCGTTCGCCGCCGCCGTCAGTCGCCCCTTCGCGTCCACGGTTAGGTTCGTATTCGTGTATGACCCCGCGACAACTGCCGTACTCGCGAGCGTCGTTGCGACACCGCCTGCCGTCGTCACATCCCCAGTGAGGTCGGCATTCGTGATTGACGTGGCACCAGAGAACTTCGTCAGATTGCCATTGACTGGTGAGCCGGTCGTTGATACGGTGCCCGCGGTCCCACTTGACGCCGCCGTGAGACGGCCCTTAGCATCGACCGTGAGACTCGTATGGGTATACGAGCCCGGCGTCACCGCCGTATTGGTGAGTGTCGTCGCGTTGCTGTTCGCGGCAGCCGTCACATCCCCGGTCAAGGCTTGCCGTTCGACACTCACCGCCCCCGTGGTGCCCAGGTTCCAGTGATTCGTCGTGCTGTTGGTGACGACGCGCTCGTTCGTCAGGACCGCATCACTCGCGCCGAGCAGATATTCCGCATCGCCCGGCGCGGTGCCGCCGCCGCCGCCTTCACAGTGACAGGCTTGAATCAAGGCTTGCAGCCATTCCCGCGTGATGTGGCCGCGACTATCGACCAGCGGATGATTCTGCGGCAGATAGGGCGTGCTCATGCCGTCCCCGCACTCGCGTCAAGCCACGCTTGCACAAGATTCCACGCCACGGGATCACTGACCGTCACTTCAAAGACGCGATCCCGTCCCTGTCCGAGCCGTCGCCAGATCGCCCGCTTCCGGTATTCGCCGACTTTACCCGCGCTGACCCAATGCTCGTTCGACCACGTATGCCCGCCATCATCGGACCAGCGCAGCATCACTTGCGGATCGGATCCCTGCCCAGTCGTCAACCCAATGCCCCGATCCAAATCGAGCTCGAACTTCGTGTAGAACACGCGGAGGTTTTCGTTCGACAGATGCGGCGTTCTCCGCAGCCGGCGGCGATACTTCGTTTCGGTGTGATAGATGACACTCTGCGTCGGCGAGCCCGCCGAGAAACTGATGGTGACGCCGTTCACATTGCCGGCATTGGCATCGATGTTGATATACCAACTCGGATCGAACGGGTCGGTCGAATCCAACACGTTATACGCGGCGGCAATCGGCATCCGGCCCAAGCCCGAAGGTAAGCGCCCGCTGATGAAGGGGGCTTTCCGGATGAGCCCTTCCGTCATCGGCATATCCGGCGTCACCCAACTGGATTCATCGTTGAAGTTGTTGATGGAGGAAATCACGAGCGCCCCGACCCCAGCCGGCGTAATCGCGCCGGGCTTGAAGCGCGTCGTGCTCACACTATCGCCGACCGCCTGATCAAGTGCCGACCATGAGGTTTGCCAGACGCCAATCGCCATCGAGGGACTCACCCCCACGCCGTTACTCGTCCCAGTAAAGGTGATCGTGTGTGTCGCGCTCGCCGTGGGCGGCAAGGCGTAATACACGGCATGCCGTTGAATCGTGGCGTGTTCCTCGTGCGCCAAGATCCAGGTGTTCCCGAGATCATCGGTGGGCGCAATCGAGGGTGCCGCCTCCTGACCGGTCTGCATCCGGTAGCTCGCATGCACGGTGATCAAGCTGGCCCCAACGGTATTCAAGGTTGCCGCGACGGTGACCCCATCTGTCGAGGCGACAACGGTCCCGAGGAGCAACGGATCCGGGGAGAGAGGCGTATCGGGCGCGACGAAGATCGCCATCGACGCGCGCATGAGATTCGTCGTGCTCGACGTCCAGGTGGGTCCGACTGCCGCGGCCGTCGTTTGAATCAGATAGGCAATCGCGCCGCCGACGTGCGCGCCACTGACATTGACTTGATTGACCAGCGTAAAACTGCCGTTGATGGTGATCGTGCCCGCGAAACTGAAATCCAGTCCCGTCACGATCAGGGCCGCATTCTTCGACGGTGTGCGACTGTTCATCGGGCAGGTGGTATCGCCAAATCCCCCGATGCCGCCCGCATGAATTTCCAGTTGCGTGTTCGTCGTATTGAACGCCAGCACGTGCAGCGTCGGCTTCGCGGCGCCCGCACTGGTAAAGGTGAAGGTGTGTGCGGCCCCCACCGTCGGACTCACGGCGTACCACAAGGATTCCATTTGCTCGCTATTTTGCTGCGAGCGGATATGGACCCAGGTATTCGCCAGCGAATCAGTCGGCGCGGTCATGTTGTCGGCGTACGGGGTCGAGCCGGTCGCCCCTTGATTCCCGCAGTCATAGGCCACACTGATCACGATGAGGGTGGCGGTGGTCGTATCGATCGCGCCGGAGGTGACGGCCGCCCCGCTACTGGCGCCGATCCCGACCGACGAAACAAGCGTCGTCGCCACAAGTTACGCGGCTCCCATGAACACTTGCGTATCGCCGTAGCTGTCCAGTGAGTAGCGATAGATCGCGCCGCTGAACGGATCGCCAATCAGATGGTGCCCAAAGGCGAAGATGTGATTGCGTCCGAGCTCCGGCGTCCACCGCAAAGCAACCGGATCGAAGATGCCGCGTTCGTGCCAGGCGTTTTCGGCCACGTCATACACCCACGTGGTGTGATCCATCGGCTTCGTGGGATCCGGTGGGGAGGGCAGATAGAGCACATAGAAGGCGTGGCCTTCGTCCTGATAGCTCCAGCCGATCGCGTTATCGACCCGCGGGTATTGATTGAGCGCAAATTCGACCGCATGATCCGAGATCCGCTCCGGCGTGTAGCCTTTCGCCCGGTACACGATGCGGGTGCCGTGCTCGTTGCCCCCGAGCCAGTAGAGCGTGTTGTCGAGACTCTGGACCGAATAGGGCGCCCCGATGCCTTGGTTGATCTTCACGCCGGGAATCGGCTGAAACGGGTTATCGGCGTCCCCGACATCGGCATACACCGTGGTCGTCTGCGAACCGAACGCCCAAATCTCCCGGTGCGATTCGGCCAGCGCGCGCAACTGTTCGCTCACAATCGAGACTTCGTAGACATCGAGCGCATCCCAGGTCGTGAAATCTTCGAGCGCGGAAATCTGAAACAGGTTCGACTGCGCCTTGAGGGCCAGCAAGTACCCGTCCGAGGTCACAATCATTTCGCACGGTGTGGCGACAAAATCGGGCGTCGTAATTTGCTGGATCGCGTTCGTGGTCAGATCGAGCACGTACAATTTGCCGTTCGACACGATCGCGAGTTGGTTGCCGTTGGTGCCGTTACTCGCAAAGGTTGCCGGCTTGCCGTCGGATTCCGCTGTCCCCCGCAGATCCGCGTTCTGGTTGGCGTAGACTTCGTAGAGCGCACTTCCGGAGACCGCCCAGGCGCGGCCGTCTTGCGTGAACTGCCCGCGGATCGGGCCATCGTTCAAGACGACATGCGGACTCACACAGGGCGTGGCTTGGAGGCGGGTTTTTGCTTTCGGCGTCCCAGGGGCCGACTCTTCGTAGAAGTTGATCGTCCGCTCGCAGTCCTGCGTGAGGGAACGCACGCGAGCGGTCGGGCCACAGAAGCCAGGAAAGACGGCCATCAGCTCGTATCCTTCGGGACAGCGAGTTGGGCCGTGAGGCGATCGATTTCGGCACGGGCCGCCGCGAGTTCGAAGGCGAGTTGGCCGATCATCTGTTTGAGATGCTGTTCGAGGGTCATCGCTTATGACACGCCCGTGATGAGCCCGTTCTTGACCGCCAGATTCACGACGCCGATGGTCACGGTTTGCGTTAATCCAGTGGACCCATCAGAGGATTTCAAGGTCGTCGGTTGAATGCTCAACGTGCCGCCCGTGGGAGCCACGAGGGAGACGGCGGGCGTGTTGCCGTTTGTCCACGTCAAGAAGTCCACATACGCAGCACCGTCCACGTCGTACACGGCGAGTCCTGCCGTATGTCCGTTGGTGGTATCGCTTTTGAAGCGCGAACCCGTGACCACGAAATCAACGGCACTGACGACGCCTGTCGTATTCGTCGTAGGTGCGGTCCCAGCATCGCCCACGAGCCCCGTATCATCGAGCGTGAGCGCGGTGACATCTTCGGCGATCATCCCTTGCGCCGCCCCGCCGACCGTGCGATACACGTCATACGTGCGCGCTCCGGTCACGGCCGACCATGTCACGCGATTGAAATTGTCGGCATCGAGGACGGCGTTTCCGGTCGCGGTCGATCCCGCACTGGACACCGCCGCATGCCCGAGGCCGGTTTTGGCGACGATCTTATAGCTGTAGTTCGTGGCTCCGGTCGTCCCTTGCGGCGTGACCGTGGGTGCCCCAGCGGTCGCAAGCGCTGATACGGTAAAGCCATGATTGAACGAATTGTCGCCGCTCAGGAAGTCGCTGGCCGTGATGAGGCCGGTACTTTCCGTGTCACCCGTAATGGTGAGCAAGCCATCACGGGCGCCCGCGCCGCCAGCCCCGAGGGTGATCCGCACATCGCCGCCGTGGTGGCCGGTCGAGCCGGTGCCGGTCGTCAGGTCGATCGGCCCGCCATGCCCGCCATAGGCGACATCATCGTTGCCAGAGGCAATCGAGACAGGTCCGGACGGACTGCCCGCTTCCAAGCTCAGATTCCCGCCAATATTGCCATTGCCCCCCGTGCCGGCCTGGATCGACACGTTGCCACCGGAGCCGTCGCTCGCATTCCCCGCATGCACGTTAACCGCGCCGCCAATGGCCCCCGCCCCACCGATGAGAAAGACCAGCCCCCCGGCATCGGTGGCACTGGCGCCCGCGCGAAAATCCAGATCACCGCCGTTACCGTCGACCCCCGCCCCGCCGCTGATTTCGACCGCGCCGCCGTCGCCATCGCCGACGCCAGCCCCGCCGAAGATCCCAATCCCGCCGGCATCGAAATCTTCCGCCCCTTCAGGTATCTGCAGATAGAGCCACGAGCCATCGTCCGCGACGACCGCGGGAACCGTGAGATTGGCACCCGCGCCGCCCGCAGCAGCAGCAAGCACATAGGCAAAGTCCGCGTTATCGAACAGCGGCGTCCGCACCGACCCCGCCGTGACCATCCCCGCTGCGGTCAGGGCATCGGTGGTTTTGTTATAGGTCAGGCCACTATCGCCACCAAAGGTGTTGCTGTCATTGAATTGAACCTGCGTATCGCTACCGCCCGGCGTGCCGCCGCCGGTCGCCGTAATCGTGAGCGTATCGGTCGTCGCATTGGTCGTGAGCGCGATCCCCGCGCCAGCGGTCACGTTCAGCGTGTCGTTGGTCGCATCGGCGACAATATCTGACTGTGTGGGGACGGCAATCGTCTTGAACGCTTCGACCGCAAACGACGGTGACACCCAGCCGGGCACCGCCGTTGGACCCGCCGAGGTGTAGACGGTGCCGGAGATGCCCGGCGCGGTGACCGAGGCCTCGATGAGCGTGACATCCGAGGACGGGCCGTATTTGGCCGCGGCCCCCGAATCATGCGCCGCTGGCGCGGTCCCCATGACGCCGCGTTGGACTTTGACGGCATTCACGCCGGCAATCGGGGCGACGACGCGGGCGCGTTCACTGTTGACCGCGATGATGTCGCCGATTTGCAGGCCGGTCACACTGACGAGAGAGAACGTGTCAGTCGTCGCCGTTGCCGCTTGCGAGAGAGTCGTAGAGGTCAGGGCCATAGGAGTCAGTTCTGATAGAGGGCGACCATCAAGGTCGCCGTCGTGGTGCCGCTATTGACACGCCGCAAGGCCAGGGGCAAAATCTCCCCCGCGACGGCGGTAAACTGCGCCGTGGTGTTGTCGGGAAACACGGCGACGACAATGCCGGCCCCGCCGACATAGAGGGCATCGGTCAAGCGCCCCGTGGCAACGTAGGCTTCCAGATCGACCGTGTCGGATTTGGTGACAGCAAAGGCGCGGTTGTAAATCATGATGTCTCTCAACGATCCACGAGAATGTTGTAGCCGCCGACGCTGGACGGCACGAGTGCGGCATCGACCCCGAGCAGGCCGGGATCGAGATTTGGCCGCTGCATCCGCGCAAACGCTTGCGCCGCCATTTCGGGGAGTCCTTCGGGCAGTGACCGCCCGAACGGCGGACACAACCGCACGGCCAAGCTATACATGAAGGCGTCCTGATAGCCCGGCGGGCCAACGAGGTCATCGTCCAACGTCGTCGGCACACTGACGCCGAAATTGCAGTAAATCGCAATCGTGACGCTCTGACTGATGACCGGCCAGAAGGTCAGCGTCCCATTCACAGCGCCCGTATTGAAGAACCACTGCGTTGGCAAACTGGACGACAGCGCCTTAATCGACAGCGCCGCGTATTGGTCGTCGTTCATCCGCCCCATCGGCGTCTCGACCGCCTGGGAACTGGCGGGCACGAGGAAATTGATCGCGCTGATAAACATCGGATTCATCGCGACCGTAATATTCCCCGACGGGCCAATCGTGCGCGAGCTCGTCCCGCTTGGCAGGGCATACGTGGTCCGGGTAAAGCTGTAGAGCGTCAGGGGTTCCGCCTGCCACGCATCCAGTTGATGCTGGAACCGGCGCAGCCCCAACGCCGCATCCGCCGCGCTCAGAGGTTCACCGGCCGCCAACACGCCGATTTCCGTCAGGGCATCACTGATGATGCTCCGGACTGAGGCCACCTAACGCCCGCGGCCTTTCCCAGCCTTCGGGGGAGGTGATGTCTCGACGGGCTTCGCTGCGGGTTTCTCGGCGGGTGTTGGCACCGATTCCGTGACGGGCGTGGCGGATGGTCGCTCACGCCGATAGCCTGCGTGCGTCTGCTCAGCTTCTTCCGCCTTCGTGTGAACGCAGATTTCGGCGCCCGTCTTCTGATGAAAGAGCAAGCGCGGATAGTCGCCCATACCGTTACCCGGCCTTCTTCTTCCCCCGCGCGAGCGTGGCGGATTCCGTCAACAGGCTTTCCAGATCGACATCAGGCAATGCCGCCATCTTGGCCTTCAACGTTTGGATGCGTTCCTGCCGCTGCATCTCGATCACGAGCGCGCGATCGGCATCCGACAAGTTCGCGAGCTCGCTGCGGACCGCTTCGAGCGGATCAATCGCCACTTTGACCGGCGCGACGCGGCCCCACGCCGGATCCGCCAGCTTGGCGACTTCCTGATCCTTCGAGTAGACAGGGAATTCGTCGCCGCTCACCTGATGAAACAGCAGCTTCGGGTACTCCGTCGTGATCGTCACGTTCTCGTCACGCGGGGGATCGGCGGACCAGAAGAACGTCGGCCGGGGATCCTGCGCGGTCGGTTGCAAGCGCAAATCGTGCAGTTGCCGCGGCCGAAACGGCGAGCGGCCATCCGTCTGAGACATACGTCATCCTTTTCAAAACCCGCGCGCCCGAGCGGCTGGCGGAACTGCTGGTGGTCAGCCCCCGAACCGGCCCGGACGCGCGGTTGGCGAAGAATCGTCAGCCGATTGTGACCCCATCGTCTGCGGTCGCAATCGGCCGCCACTTCCCGGCAAACGCCTGCATGGTGAACGAGGCCCCCGCCGTCGCCGCAAAGGTCGCGACATCGGACGTGGTCGTATTCGCATAGAACCCCGTGGCGTACGTGATCGTGTGGGCGTTCGCGGTGAGCGAAATGAATTTCACCGTGTTCGTCTGATCCGCCGCCGGATCGGTCAACGTCAGCGCGCACACGCCCGCCTTGTTGATGTACACCACCTGATCGACCACCGGGTTGGTGATCGTCGCGTCCACGCTGTAGCTGTAGACCGGCTCGAATTGCGCCGAGCTGAGCGCCTGCGTGAAGTCGGAGGTGAGGCCGTAGACGACGGGCGCCAGGATCTGATGCGCGCCGCCGAGTGAGCCGTTGATGCCGCGCGCCACTTGCAAGGTCGGCGTGAGCGTGGCATCGGTGACGAGCATCCATTCCCCATCGACACGCAACCAGGTTTTCGGCCCGATCGCACTGGTGGACGGATTGGTAAACGCGGTCAACACGACTTGCGTCGCGTTTTGCGTGCAGGCACCGGCGAGTGAGGTCACAGTCAAGGCCATGAGCATTACCCTCCGATCCGGCAACCGAGTTCCTGCCGGAGCACCGCCGTCCCATACAGGACGTCGAGCCGTTGCAGCCATTGATCGGTGGTCGCGACATAATCGCGAATCACGCGGATGGCTTTCCCGCTCTTCTTCGAGCTGGCGCGGTAGGCTTTGTCCGTTCCCCCGGGGAGCGGCATATCAACCATCGCGATTGTCCCGAAGTCCTTGTGGACCGCGAGATTCTGCGGGCTGACTTTGCCGGTGATGGCCGCAAACGAGGCCGCCGCCGTGTCGAACACGTAGACGGCGGTGGACGCCGCGGGGAGGTTCGTCACGTTCTGGAGCTGCGTGCCCGGCCCATACATCGCGGGGGCAAACGGGATCGTGATCGCGCCGCCCGAATCCGAGACCGTGGCCGTGACGACGAACTGCATCGCTTCCCCCGTGCTCTGGTAGCTCTGGGGATTCACACCGTTCACGGGGACCGAAGTCGAGATGAACGAGATGATGTCCCCGGCATTGAGCGTGGTCGAGGTCCACGAGCCCGTCACGATGCTGCTCGCGCCGCTGACCGGAGCGGTTGTGACCGTGGGCGTACCGGCCAAGGTGCCGACGGTGTGGACGTAGATATTCTGATCCATCGCCCAGTCAAAGCCCGCCGCCGTCCCCATGACGCCGGTTTTGTACTGGCTGGCGATTTCAGACGAGGACTGGAAGAGCGCCTTGAGCGCATCGACCGTCGCCGCTTGCGCGCGGGGGTTCATGAAGATGTAGCGCTCCCCGTCCATCGGGCAGGCCATGTTGTCGAGCTTCACGCCCGCGTTGAGGTAGGTCAGGAGCGCACTCGGCGTCGTGCCGGGCACGCCGACGAAGTTGTTGAGCCCCTGGGCCAGATTGCACACGTCCTGGTCGATGAGATTGTTGAGACGAACAATCTGCGGCTTGAGGACGCGGTCGCGGTAGTCATCGATCGACAAGGTCAAGTCCTGCGACGAGACTTGTGTATCGACGCCGCGCTGAAACGACAGCGTGAGCGGGACGTACGTTTCGGTCACGCCTTCGATGTTGACGGCCTGGCCGAGACGACCGAGGTAGCGGGGCGGTTTGCGGATGCTGAGCGTCTGGCCAAGGACCGCCCCGCCGAAGCGAAACTGATCCGAGTATGCCGAGTTGATCTTGAGGAGCGCGTTATCGGTGTTCTCTAAAACGTCCAGCGCGTCATACGTGACGATCTGGTTGGTCAAAAAGCTGTTGGCCAATGTCGGCCTCACAGTCTCTTTTAGCGGCGGTGTCCTTTCCGTTCAGCGGCCCGCCGTTCCCGGTAGCCGGAGGAGTCATAGTCTCCGGTATGCGAGTTGGCGATCTCGGCCGCGGACAGTACCGCTGTAGTGCTCCCACTCCCCACCGGCTGATAGGGAGGCGGAACGGATGACACACCCGAACGCGGGGTCGAGGCCGGAGCGGCGACGCCTGCGGACGGCACGAGCTTGGCCAGTTCGAGCCCTGCGAGGACCGGATTGAATTGCGAGAGATTCGCAATTTTCCGGGCCAAGGCTTCGTCTTTCGCCAGCGCGTAGAGGACACGTTCGACGTTCGGCAGGTGATTGAAAATGTTGCGGTCAGGAAACACGACCTGCCCGCCCGGTCCCTGCATCACGGCATCGAAGTCAGGAAACGTGGCGCGACCACGGGTAAAGACACCGCGGTAGTAGTCGTCACGTGCGCGAGTGGCCCGATCCGCTTCGATGCGCTGATCGAATCGGGCGTCGAAATTCATGGCCGCGAGACGTTGCTCCGCTTTCCAGTCGGCCAAATCTTCTACGAAGTCGGCGTAGGTGGCGTATTTCGCGCCTACCTCGTCTTCGACAGGCTTGGCGCGGGTCGCCTGCACCTGGGGAGTCGGGGACTCTTGCGCGGCGTGCTGCGGCGGCGGACTCTGTTCGCGTGGTTGCTGGTTCAGCCGGGCTTCCAGCTCACTGGCCCGGGCTTCGGCGGCATCAGCGCGCCGTTCAGCTTCCTTTTGCGCGAAGGTGAGTTGATCGAAGCGCTTTTGGCCGCGCGTGGGCTTGGTGAACTGGCCGGTTTTCGGATCGCGCGTCTCTGAAGGGGCGGCGCTCTCGGCCGGCTCGTGGCTTCCAGCCGGAGCGCCTGAATCAACTGTTTCCGGTTCAGCGGGCGTTTCGCGGGCGTCGATCGTTTCGCTGAGCGAGTCTTCGCTCACGCCGACGCCGGAGAAGATCCGGCCGTCGTGCTCCACCGAGACCGTCGTGAGATCAGCCGGATCACTCATCGGGGTAACGGGACAGCCGTTGGCGTCGTGCCGGTCCAGCCGCACGAACAGATCACTCGATGCAGCGCTCGGGGATCACGATTGTGGTTGATGCGGTCAAACTGACAGTACAGGCCGCATGCAGGACAGACCGGCCCAAACGCCATCAACGGGCGGTTGTCCTCACGTGCGGCAACCACGACCGTCGTCGCACTGCCGCCCACGAGGGCCGCCACTGCGCCAAAGAAGCGCCGCCGATCAGTCGTCACAGTGGATACCAAGTATGCAGGTCTAGTGTACTCGCCAAGTCAAGTATCATCGCCCCTTCCGTTTCGCCGCGTGCGCCGGTTTGGCCTTCATCGGCCCGACGGCAAAATCGTGCAGTTGCTTGATGGTTCATGGACTGGCGGAGGTCAACGGCCTTCTTAAACGTCGCCCCATGCGCCGCTGCCTGCATCAAGCGTTGCTGGCTCTGACTCTTGGCGGGCATCAGTGCACCTCCGCAGCGAAACACCGGAGCCGAGGGCGTGTCTGCGTCCAGCGTCGCCGCCGTTCCGCCCCTCTCGCCCCGCGCCCGCCAAACCCGAGGCCGTATCGGGCCTGCCAGTCGGCAATCACAGTCGTTTCATCCTCGTCGGGGTCCAGCCGCAGTAAATGCCCCGTGTCCGAGTCGTCACAGCGGATCAGTTCGCCGCCGATCTTCACCAGCCACAAGGCGTAGTCGTCGTGGATGTTGGCGACGAGCAGCGCCCGCCCATCGGTCGCTGAGGTCGCCCAGCGCTCGACAATCGTCATGCCCGGACTCGGCAGGCCGTTTGTGCGACATACGAGAGTATCCAAGGAAACTCATCGGGCGTCACCGTTGGCAACTGAGGTCGCCATTCGATGCGGTCGCCCTCCCACACCACGTACTCGCCGCGGAGACACCGTGCCTGCACACAGTCGTCGCAGACGCGATACCAACGCAGCCCATGAACACATCGTGCCGTACGAGTACTCATGCGCCCGCCTCCGGCTGCTGCTGACGACTCGCTTCCGCCTGTGCCGCTTCGTGTTCGCGGTCCAAGGTCGCTTGCGCCTCGGCGGACTGCCGCTCTTCAGTCGCGAGTTGCATGGCGTTGTGCTCGTGCAAGGCTTGCTGTTCGAGTTCGCCCCGCGCCAGCGACTGCGCCGAGCCGAGCTTCGCCATTTCAATTTCCAACTCGACTTCGAGCTTGCGCATCTCAACGTCCAGTTTCAGGCGTTCAACTTGGAGCTTCACATCCTCTTTTTGCGCTTCGAGCGCGAGTTGCCACTGTGTGCGCTGTTGTTCCCCGGCTTCCTGGATCTCTTTGATCTTGATGTTCCCCTGCGTTTTGATACTGTCGGCATCGAGCGCGCGCTGCTGCTCTTGCGCCACTTGCTGCAGCTGCTGCAAGGCCTGCTGCATCTGCGCCATTTCCTGCTGCGCTTTGGCCGGAATCGGCTCTTCGCCTTCCTCTGGCCCCCGCAGATGCGGCGGTAAGGCGCGTCGAACCGCTTCGGCGATCTTGTGCGCGCCGGGAAACGACAGTTGTTCGATATATTCGGGGACCATCGGCGCCGCGAGTTCCGGCGGGATGTGACCGATGAGATCGCCCAAGGCTTGCGCGCCTTCTTCGCGTTTGGTCGTATGCGATTTCCCCACGTCCACAGTCACGGCGTATTTGCCCGCGCCCAAGTCGTAAAACTTCGCGATCCCCTTCTGCTGTTTCAGGAGTTCGGGATCGACATTGACGGGCTGCGGACTCTGCCCCGGCTGCGCGGCAAAGGGCTGCCCCACCATAATCTGTTCGGGTTGATCATCCACCCCGAGAATGGTGAGGATCTGCCCTTTGCGCGTGATCTTCGGCAGCACATCGACCAGAATCTCTCCGGCATAGATGAGCGCGCGGCGGACGTTATCGGGGTAATTGGACGAGCCGAGTTCGCTCTGCCCTTGCAAGGCTTGAATCGCGCGGCCACTCTTTTCCTGTTTGGTGTGGCCGAGCGATTCTTCCCAAATCCCGGTCGTCGCCTTGATCGCCTCTTCAGACTTCATGAGCATGGCGACCATCGCTTGAATGGCCGGTTCGGTGTTATCCCGCTGAGGCGGGGGAATCGGCGTGCCGCCCAAGGCAATCGGCTTATACGGCAGATAGGCGTAATTGAACCGATTCGCGTTCTGCCAGATCGCCTTGTACTGATCGAGCTGGCCGTCGGCGACAATGAGCGGCGCTTTCGGGGCCAAGGCGACGGTTTCAATCGCCGCCGAGTACATGTAATTCACCATGCGCTGGGCGTCCATGCCTTCGCTGATGATCCCGCGCAGAATCGCCTGTCCGTCGACGTTCAATTCCTCACCCAAAATGGGCACGAGCGGAATCCTGAGCCCCGGCCAGTCGAAGGCTTGGAGTTCCTCAAGGGCGTTGATGATCGAGCACTTCACCACCGGGCGGCGAATCTCGCGCACGAGGGCACCGTCATCTTTCCCGGGCTTTTTGGTTTGAACGCTGAGCATCCCGTCGGCGGCTTTCACCAGATAGGACGTCTCATCGAGCACGCGCCAGTATTCGGCAATGCGGACGCGGTTCTCTTCCATCCACTTCTGATCCGTATCGCCCAGCGAGACAAACTCGTCCAAGGTGGCGGTCGGCTTCTCGCCGAAGCGCCGTTCGAACTCGTCTTTCGTCAGCCACTCGGTCACGAACATGAACCGCGCGTCACTCTTCGTGGGTTTGACCGCTGAGGGGTCACAGTAGACCGAGAGGTTATTGAGGATGCGTTCGAGCCGGAGCTCCTGATCGGCGAGGGCGTCCAGCGGCACGCCGTTCGCACTCTCGTGCACGTAATCGGAGCGGATGCGGAACCACCCGATCCCGCCTTCAATCGCCTGGTCGGCGGCCCATTCAATCGGGCTATCGGCGCGCGCCAAGTTCTGCACGCGGCGAATGATGCCCTTGAAAATCTCCGCGGTTTCGGTATCAGCCCCGCTCCCATTGGGGAGCACGTCGATCGCAAAGTTGGCGGTTTTGATTTGGTTACTGATTTGCCGCACCGGCTGCGACAAGCGGTCAATCGTCAGGCACGGGCGTTGCGGTTGCGCGGCTTGGCCGGGAATCGACGCCCCCCCTTGGCGTTGGATCTTGATCTCATCGGGCCACTGATCACCCGCCCGGAAGGCTTTCGCCAAGGCGATTGACGCGCGTTGGCGGGATTCGGCTTCATCACAGCGCGTAAACCGCTGTTTGGCTTCTTTGATCAGATCGGAGGGTTCAGCGCGCATTAATGCCGTCAGAGACTCTTGAGGGCTTCACGCTGCGCTTCGGGTTGCGGCCCCGCTTGCAGCACGAAATAAGCGTAAATCGAATCCAGGAGCTCGGTGTTGATCAGGAGGCCGCGCCAAGTATGCCCGGCGACACGGCGGAACTTGGCGCGCCCATCAAGGACAATATCGAGCAGAAGCGGGCGGTTGCGCTCGACGCCCCGCATGAACATCATGATCGCGTCGGTAGTCATCCGCTCGCGTTGGGTCGAGTAGCCCGCAGTGGGGAGATCGGGCAGCCGTTGGCCCGCAAATTCATCCTGCACAGTCTGGATACGGAGTATACACCCGTGCTCAACGGCAGTACGAAGGTTTTACGCGGTAATCCGTAGCTCTGGCATCGCGATCAGCATGTCAAAGCGTAAGAGGAACGGATCGCGGTTCGCTTCAAAGTGGCGCACGAAACGGACGGCAATGCCCGTGGTGCGATCCGTCATCGACGCCCAGCCCGCGACGGGCGGGACAAAGATCGTCCGCTCCCCCGGCACCCACAGTAGCCGCTCCGGGTCGAGGAGCATCGCCGGAGCTGCCGCTAGAAACGCGCGGAGGACGGCGCGGCGACTCATCCCGTCAGCCATGTGGCCCCACCGGAACAAGTGTGGATTGTGTCAGGGTTTCACGGGGGAACACGGCTCGGTGAGCGTGACGATGTCGTTGACCCAGTCGTAGGAGACGCCTGCTTCCTGTTCGAGCCGCTGGATCAGCTCTTTGTACAGGCGGTCCCATTCCATCCAGGCCGCATACAGGCGCTCGTCTGCCGCACGTGCGGCGGCGTCGTGCTCCTGACTCACGAGCTGTGCTTGGGCCTTTGCGCGAAGCGCCGCCCGATACGCGGCGAGAAGTTCATCGGTACTCATAACATCCAGCCTGTCTGCCCACTCTCCGGGGAATACACGATTTGTGGCATCGGTTCAGCCACTGGCTCGAATGGCGTCTTGTGACTGACCGCGAGATAACGAAACGCATCGGCCCCGTGACTCGCCCAGTTGTGTACTGGTACGTCCTTGAATTCGTTCAAACGCGTGTTGAAGTCGCGCCGGTAGTTCCGCAAGGCTTCGAGCCCCGCCGCCGTCTGCGTGTCATCGAACCAACACCGCGCGAGCAAGAGCTTGACCGCGTTGATCCCGTCCTCAATCGCGAGCTTCGGCGCAATCTCGAAATTGATGCCCAATATGGCCGCCGTCTCCAACCGAGAGCGCCCATCGGCCAGCTCCCGGACCAGAATGTCATGCGGCGCCACATGGCGGCTGTAGACGTAGGGCTTCTCGCGGAGGAGTTTCGCGCACTCGACCAGACTCGCACTCCCGCCCGACTCGTAGTAGTCGATCAGCCGCACTTCCCCGCTCTTCGGACTCTGCACGAACCAGATCACGAGATGCATCCCCAGATCCCAATACGTCTCGACACTGAGCGCGGGATCATACGGGACGCGGGTCATCCGGCCGGCGAGGCGTGCCGCCGTCAGTTCCTTGCCGTAGATCGCGCCTTTGATCGCCGCTTCGTGGCTGAGATACCACTCCTGATCGTATTCGTCCTGGGTCATCAACCCCTGCCGAATCAAGGCGCGGTCATCGGCCATCGCCTGTTCGAGCAGTTGAATCGTGATGCTCTCTTCCGTCTTTAGTGAGACATCGACGTCCTGCCACAAGGTAATCCAGCTCGGATCGGCCTTCGCCGCTTCGTAGTGCTTGTACAGATGGTCCTTGCCCTTGATCGTGCCGGCAAAGATGGCATAGCCCAAATGATCGCCGAGGGCTTTCGAGAGAACTTCGGAGAAGATGTTCGCGGGCTGCTGGCTGAACTCATCGAAACTCAGACCCGAGGGGCCGGCGCCACGGAGCGAGTCGGGATCGTCGGCGCCAAAGAGCTGCACCTTGTGGCCGGTCGGGAGGCGCAGCAGCAGTTCCGATTCGTTCGGCTTGGCACCAGGAATCGCGCTCGCGTAGAACTTGAGGCGATCCCACACGACCATCTTCGCCTGGACTCTCGTGGGCATCACATGACAGTAATGCCGGCCGCCGGGCGGATGCACCAGTTCCTCCACCTGATCGGGGAGCAAACTTGGACGAATGCGGAGCAGGCGATCGCGCTCCCACTGGTCATCCATCGCGGCGCGGAGATGTTGATTCATCAGAGCCGTGGTTTTCCCCGCCCGGCGATGCAGGACGAGCGCGGCAAAGCGGTTCAGCCCGTAGTGGAAGGCTTTCGCCCAGTTGCGCGGCTTATAGGGAATCGTTACTTTAGCCACTCGATTTCAAGCTTCCCGCTGTGCTCGACCGCCACGGATTCACTAGGTTTGCCCATCGTGCGATCGAGGATGTCGCGCACGGCTTGGTATGCCGTCGATGGGAACTTGTTCTGCAGCATCAGTTCCGCCAAGCGTGAGACTGCGGCGTCCTGCAACATCAACAGGCGGTCTTCGGCCTTTTTCTGCACCTGAGGCGCCAAACCGCCATGATAGCGACACACGCGCCCGCCAGGAATGGCCGAGCGTCCGCAGAGCTTGCCCGTCCGCTTGCTGTGCGCCGTGCAGCGGTCGCTGATCTGGTCCGTCGTGCCCAACGGGTCACGGGCTTTGCGCGGACCACGCACGAGCGGGCGGTCACTCATGGATTGGATACTAAGTATACACGCGGTGACTACGAAGCATCATCGGGCACGTAGCGCAGTTCCTTGACGGGCGCGCCAGTGAGCACATACGCGCTTGAACCCTTCACGACCACCGTGCCGCCAGCGATGTTGCCCTCCACGCTCGGTGGGCCATCATTCACGAGCTCAGCGACAACCCGACCCACAGAGCAGCCCGCATCCAACGCCTTCAGTCGCAACGCGCGCCACGTCGCCTCGTCCACTTGTATCGATTTGCGCTTGTGCATCTGCGAACAATACCACAACTCATACCTGCTTATCACGTGCGGCGCGGAGCCG